TGCCTTGCTAGACAGATCGTAGATGCACGCAGGGCCCTTACAATAAAATCCCATATCAACTTCACGCGCATCCTCGACTTTATCTCCCTGGAAGCCTCTATTAAAAGGCAACTGTTCAATATTGGGATCGTTGATAATATCGATGGTAGCTGCGTGCCTGTCGGCAGGCTTGTTGACATAGGATATCTCGCTGTAGACGTGATCTCCGGGAAGAAGAACGCAATGTTCATCTTCGTAGACCCCGCCTGGCTTATGGTCACACCAGCCATCCTCAACCCAGTTCTGCATACAAACAGAACAATAGGCTGCACTGGAGGTATGTGCCGTGGACACTGTCAGATAACGCTTATCCAGAATTTTCTGGATAGCTTCTGGATCAGTGATCTCGGCTATTACCTCAATGAAGCCTAATCCTTGATAGGTAGGTAACCTATCATATTTGTTGAGTATGTACTGGACTGCTGCTTTTAGTTCGTCGCCATATTTAAGGCCACCAGTTGCTAGCTTGCGGACCACTTCGTCAGTCACCGGATACAGATGTGACAGATCCACATACCGCGCTGCTTTTACGCGTCCAATCGGGTCCTTGAAATCGTCATGGTGCGTCAGTACAGGCTTCTTGTATGGAGTGAGGAAGGTAGGCGCACCATCCCTCATGCGCTCCGGTAAATAGAAGCCCTTGTTTGATGTCTTAAGCGCGGCGTGTGTCGCTGCAATCTTAACCAAGAGCGAGTGTCCAGTAGGACTGTTCGCATCTTTGGTTTGAAGTAACGACTGTACCCTGTGATCCACAGCGTTTACTGTTCCCCTGACGTAATCTGTAAAAACAGCAATACGCTTCTGTTTACTCATTAGGCACATTCCTCGCCATTCGCAATAGTCAGCCTAATAGTAAAGACCGACTACGAAAACAGGTTACATGAATTACAGTTAGCCCCTCGGATAAGTGTAACCGGGGAGCTGAGGTGATGGATCTAAAGCGTGCATTTTGCATATTCTTTCTGCAAGAGCGTTGATTTCTTTCGCACTTAACCCCTTGTTCTCTTTGCGAATAGACACTTTTGCTTGTTTAATGCACGCACTGTTAAGTTTCTTCGCAATAGATGTTGCGTTCTGATCACGTTTTTTCTTTCCAACACCTGGTTCGAACTTCGAACGACATATTGCTATGGCGCTTGACTTAACACGTTGTTCTGACCAAGTGGGATGACGTTTCATCAGATCTTCCTTAACATGCATAATACATCTCTCTACCTTAGGTAGAAAGTCTTGTGTTTCTTGTACCTCATATTCTTTCTCAAAGGCTGGAGGACCTTCACCGCCCCTGTGTGTGTGGATCCCGTGGGGACCCTTGTCTGGGCCGGTGTAATTCTCGCCGTCTGCTTTCAAATGCACATGGCCTTCACCTTCAGGATTGTCTTCAGGTGGACCAGTGTACTCGCCGTCAGCTTGTCGGTGAATATGATCTCCCATCTTCTCATTGATGAGGTCTTGCATCTCGTGGAGTCTGGTATAGTAATCGGGTATTTCTGCCAAGTGATCTTTTGCAAGCTCCTTGGCAATAGCCATATCTTCAGTGTGTTCATACTCGACCTCTATACCCATTAGAAGCTGTTGACGATCAAAATCATTGTCGGAAACATGACGGTGCTTGCCGGGTCCATCACCCTCTGGCTGCATACCGTCCGTTTTCCTCATGTAAGCTTCTTGCTCCAATGAATCTGGCTCGTCCAGCGCCTTCTTGCCTTCTTCTTCCATGTCTTTTAAGGCGCTGTAGTAGCCCGGGTACTGCACTAGATGGTCTTTAACAATTTCTACTGCCAATTGATAGTGTTCGGTGTGTTCGAACTCTATAGCAACACCTAGATGGAACTCTTTCTGATCAAGCTTATCAATCTTGACTCTCCTGTTAAGTCCAACCTTCTTGTTGTCAGGATCTTTCAGGCTTTTCTTCTCACCTGTGAAGTCGAGCATGCTCGCTTCTTTGGAGGTAGCCTGTAGGCTCAGTCTACATTGACAGTTGTCGTGCCATGGCGGGATATCTGTGATAGACAAATGTTCAAGACGGATCTTTCTACTGGCAAAGGGATCACATGTCTCACATGGCTCCTCACCCGGATCTCTATGGACCCACACTTCTTCATTGCCATTGAGTAATAGTCCAATGGCCTGTCCATAGACTCTTGCTTGACGTCTGACTGTCCTGTCTAGGAAGTTAGCTCTGAACGCGAAGCTTTCAAGAGACGCACGAATGACATCCTTACCGTATCCCTGTAATACCATACTCTCTATGGTGTCAAGTACACGGTCTGTCAGCCATGCAATTCTGTGAGTAGCGTAGCTCTGTGTTTCCTTAATCCTCACACGGGCTATAGGATGCGAAGCATGACGTGATGCTTCTACGTCTCGTAGACCAGCGTAAAACTCAGACCTTACGAACTCGCTGTACTTGCTGTTAATCAAGCTTTCAACAAGTCTGCTCATTTGTTTGCGCCATGCGTGATCATCGAGTCTGATCTCCTCTAGGAGGTCTCTATAGAGAAGAATAAACACAGCCTCTTGAAAGGCGTCAAATACGCGAGCAAACTTAGGATCAAAACTGGATTTTCTTGTGGTAGGACCTGGATTCTTGCCATATTGGTTAGATGGCTGCACACGTGCTTTGGCTGCTTTGCCGCCTCTTGATGTACCACCTCCTCCAGAAGGAGCGGCTTTTTGAATTGCCTTTGTGCCACCTTGACTAACCCTCTTGCTTGGTTTAGCCGATCTACCAGGTTTAGGTGCTGCAACGGCAGGACTTGATGGAGCACTAGGTGCAGCCTTGGTACTCATCGCTGCTTTAGCTTCTGGCGTGTACGGTTCATCGAGAGCCTGGATGATTAGACGTGGCTTTTCGACACGCTCGAAGTACATGTCTTCTCTGTCTGCTTCTTCAATTGGCTCCTCACCCATTTCTTTACGGGCTTCAGTCTCTGTTAGAAGATGACCCTGAAATAGGTTAACGGCATTTGAATCACGCTTGATCTTGGCCTCGAGGTCTATCTCATTAAACCTCATATGAACCATATGCTCTTCTGCGAGAGTGTCAAAAGCAAAAGTGCTCTCCATAAGCAGTTCGCCTACGACAAAGAAGTCGAAAAAGAGCTGTAAAACGCCCTGGAAATCCTTTACACAATCAATAAGGGCTTGAGAAAGAGCATCAGCAGTGTTGCGGTTAGCGGTAGAGCCCTCACCGAAATCGATACCACTCATAGACAGACCGGCCCATACGCGTTTCTTGATACGCCTTTTACCTGAATCTCATGTCGCTCAGGCGTTACGATGCAACCTTCTGCCGGCATTTCTTCGACCTGTTGTCTCACTAGATCTACTTCTGTAGTACCGTCACCATAAACTTGAGCAGGCTGGTTCTCTGTCCCTACTATATAATGGTACAGTGGGAAGAGGTGTTGGTAAACAAGTAGCTCAATATCTTCTTCCATTCTACGAAGAATGCGAACGTCATCCAGCACTGGTACAGTATCGGGAGTACCTACAGCAAAGCCACCTTTGCGATCATGATAGATATGAATCATATCAATAGGATCCCACTCTGGCCACTGTCCCGACTTGGGAGCAGTAAGTGGTCGTAGAATCCTCTGTTGATATCTGATTACCTGACCGTTCTGATCACGCTTAAACCACATGGTTTCCGGTGGGACGCGAAAATAACCAGCAACTGGTTGCACTTGTTTACTGTCGTGCTTCCGCACTTGCCCGCCAGATGCTTTGGTATTACGCACCTTGCAGATATAAGCATTAGAGAACTTGACCAGGTCACCAGCAATCTCTCTAACTAGCAATAGGAAGGGGTATCCTGTGGCTCGTTCGATTTGAGCTATTCGCTTCTTCATATATTGAATAGTAGAAGGATTCTTGCCTACCCAACGAAAGCCTTCCTTCATCAATAAGCCGACTTTCTTTTTGAAAGAGCGTGCCAAATATGAATCGGTGTCGGCTGCCCTTCCAATCTCGGCCATATCATATTCACCGGGCCAGAATGCGGCTCTACTCCAGTATCCTCTGTAGCCAAGCA